CTACTATACTTAGAGGTGACGACAACTTCGATACTGCCAGCCCTATCCCTGCTGGTAACTTTACGGCTAAGGCTTGGGTAAACTTCAACGGCAGTGGGACTGTCGCTATTCGTGCTGATGGGAACGTTAGTAGTATTACTGACTACGGTACAGGCCACTACGGTGTTAACTATTCAGTAGCATTAACCTCCAATAACGCCCCTGTCGGAAACGGTAAACCAAGTGACCACAGTGGGTCGAGTTCTCAAAACACAGACGTTCACTTTTATAGTATTGCCACTTCAAGTTGCCGTATGATTTTGGCGGACGGTAGTACTTATAGAGATTCATCCCTAACTCAAGTTGTAGTGGTGAGATAATGAGCAATTACAAAAAACGAACGGAGAAATAAAATGACACAGACTTTCATCAAGATCGGCGCAACATCCTATGACGCCGCAGACTACACACTACCAGCCGAACGGACATTCCGTGGTGCTTGGGAAGCTGATGCCAATGCAGGGATTATCTCTGTAGACATGGCAGCAGCTAAAGAAATCTGGCGTGACAAGATTCGTCAGGCCCGTACAGAGCCACTGGCTGCACTCGACACAGCCTTCATGAAAGCCTTGGAGACAGGTGCTGACACCACACAGATCACTGCTGACAAGCAAGCCCTGCGTGATGCACCAACTCACGCTGACATTGATGCAGCTACAACTCCAGCGGAACTGGCGGCGGTACAACCTGCTGGCCTGACGATGGTTTAATAAAACCTGATGGCGACAGTAGAAGAAATTAAAGAAGCTGCGGAACGTAGTCTTATTACGTTTATCAAGCTTGTAGCACCTCAACGTGTACTGGGTAACTGTCACGAGGACGTGTGTAAATGGTGGACAAGGCAGGAAGCTAAGACACACCAGCTTCTTCTCTTTCCACGAGATCATGGCAAGTCAGCTATGGTTGCCTACAGGGTTGCCTGGGAGTTAACTAAGAACCCTACCCTTCGTGTGCTTTACATCTCAGCTACTTCAAACCTAGCCCAGAAGCAGCTATCGTTTATCAAAAACATCTTTGAGTCAGACATCCACCAGAAGTACTGGCCTCAACACTTGAATAAAGATGAGAGTAAACGAGAGAAGTGGACTACATCTGAGATTGCTCTTGATCACCCTGACCGTAAAAAGGAAGCAGTTCGAGACCCTTCTATCTTTACTGGTGGTTTGACTACATCTCTTACTGGTATGCACTGTGACATTGCAGTCCTTGATGATGTCGTTGTATTCGAGAATGCTTATACCAACGAAGGTAGAAACAAGGTTAAGTCTCAGTACTCTCTTCTATCTTCTATTGAAGGCAGTGAAGCACAGGAATGGGTTGTAGGTACACGTTACCATCCTAAAGACTTGTACTCAGACTTGATGGGTATGGAAGAAGATTTGTACTCAGACAAGGGTGAACTTGTAGGTAAGGAAAACATCTACGAGGTAATGGAACGAGCAGTAGAAGACGGAGGAGACGGTACAGGAGATTTCCTTTGGCCTCGTCAAACTCGTAAGGACGGTAAGTTCTTTGGCTTTAACATTAAAATCTTAGCTAAGAAACGTGGACAGTACCTAGACAGAGTACAGTTTCGTGCTCAGTACTACAATGATCCAACTGATCCTGACACACAACCTATCGCCTATGAGAAGTTTCAGTACTATGATCGTAAGCATCTAGATAGAGATAACGGTCAGTGGCAGTACAAGGGACGTAAACTAAACGTCAGTGCAGCTGTTGACTTTGCGTACAGTGTTAGCAAGAGGGCTGACTACACAGCTATTGTTGTGATTGGTGTAGACTATGAGAACAACGTCTACGTCTTAGACATTGATCGTTTTAAAACAGATAAGATTTCTGAGTACTTCAAACATATTCTAGACCTTCTTAATCGTTGGGACTTTAGAAAGCTACGGGCTGAATGTACTGCTGCTCAGTCAGCTATCGTATCTGAACTTAAAGACAACTACATCAAACCTAATGGTCTAGCTCTTAAGGTTGACGAACACAGACCTAACCGTCACCAAGGTTCTAAGGAAGAACGTATCGCAGCTATCCTTGAACCAAGGTACGACAACTTACAGATGTATCACTACCGTGGTGGTCACTGTCAAGTACTAGAAGAAGAGCTTGTATCCTACAACCCAGCACACGATGACTGTAAAGATTGTCTAGCAGCAGCTGTGGAAGTAGCTATTAAGCCCAGTGCCGCTGCTATCCGAAAGAGAAATCAAGATAATAATGTAGTATTTCACCCTAAATTCGGTGGTGTTGCATTTTAGCACTTGACAAATAAATTATACTGTGTTATTATTAACACATAGCTAAGACTAGGAGTCATCATGGCTGGCACTACACTCGACATTGAAGGCGTTATTGATCCGCACACTCTAGCTGTGGATATTTCTAGCCGTTGGACATCCTGGAACAATGCTCGTTCTGAGAAGATTAAAGAGTGGCAAGAGTTGCGCAACTATGTGTACGCTACAGATACTCGCACTACGAGCAACAACAAGTTGCCGTGGTCTAACTCTACGACTACTCCAAAGCTAACACAGATTTCTGATAACCTCCACGCAAACTACTTTGCAGCTTTGTTCCCTCAGAAACGTTGGTTCCGCTTTGAAGCTACCGACGAAGAGGGTGACGTTAAGATTAAACGTGACATCATTCAGGCTTACATGCAGAACAAGCTACGTCAGTCTGACTTTGTTAACACGACTAGCAAGCTTATCAATGATTACATTTTATATGGTAACTGTTTTGCTACAGTAGATTATCAACGTAAAGTCACAGAGTTTGAAGATGGTGAACGTGTTGTAAACTATGTTGGTCCTAAGCTTGTTCGTATTTCACCATACGATATTTGCTTTAACCCTGTAGCAGCTGAGTTTGCTGATACTCCTAAGATCATTCGTTCTATCCTTACCTTGGGTGAAGTACAACGTATGATTGAGACTTCCCCAGATAAAGCTTACATGGAAGGCGTCTTCAATAAGATGCTAGGTAACCGTGGTGCAGCTAAGGGTAACGAGATTGATGTGAACAAGTCTGAAGGTTTTATAGCTGATGGCTTCTCTAGCCTGACAGACTACTACGAATCAGACTACGTAGAAATCCTTACGTTCTACGGAGACATCTACGACACAGACACTGGTAAGTTTATGAACAACCGTGTCATTACTATCGTAGACCGTTCCTACGTTCTGTCTAACGAAGAGAACCCTAGCTTCCTCGGACGTGACCCTATCTTCCACGCAGGTTGGAGAGACCGTCCAGACAACCTGTATAGCATGGGTCCACTAGATAACCTAGTTGGTATGCAGTACCGCATTGATCACCTTGAGAACCTTAAGGCTGACGTGTTTGACCAGATTGCTTATCCTGTTCTTAAGATCAAGGGTGACGTAGAAGACTTTGACTTTGCCCCTAATGCTCGTATCTATCTAGGTGATGAAGGTGACGTAGGCTACCTTGTACCAGATGCTACTGCTCTTAATGCTGACTTCCAGATTCAGAACCTAGAAGCTAAGATGGAGATGATGGCTGGTGCTCCTCGTGAGGCTATGGGTATCCGTAGTGCTGGTGAGAAGACAGCCTTTGAAGTTAACCAGCTTATGACTGCTGCTGGTCGTATCTTCCAACACAAGACTGCTCACTTTGAACGTGTGTTCCTTGAGCCTATCCTGAACGCAATGCTTGAAGTAGCTCGTCGTAACATGGACTACGAAGACACAGCCAAGGTCTTGAACGAAGACACAGGCCTGTACTTCTTCACACAGATTACTCGTGATGATCTACGTTCAAACGGTAAGATTGTACCAATGGGTGCTCGTCACTTTGCTGAACGTGCTCAACGTGTACAGAACCTCACTACTATGTTCCAGATCAAAGCGTCAGACCCCACCATTGCTTCCCATCTTTCAGGTAAAGAGTTTGCTCGTTTGTTAGCAGATGAACTGGGTGAACCAGCTTTGTTTGGTGAGAACATTGCAGTCTCTGAACAGCTTGAAACTCAGAAGGTCGTCACAGACGCACAGGTAGAGTTTGAGGCCGAACAAGAAGAGATGGTAGACCAGGGTATGCAACAGCTAGAGGCTGCACCACAGCAAGCTCCTGAGGAGCCTATTGAATGAAGGCAGCTTGGTTCAAAGAGTGCAAGACTAAGAAAGAAAAAGAGGCAGTAAGTCAGTCCCTCCATTCTAACAGAGAGGGACTAGACCGCCTTAAAGAAATCCTGGAGCCTATGCTGAAGGATACTACCCCTGCTGCTGACTATGACTCACCATCGTGGGCATACAAGCAAGCAGACCGTAACGGGTTCAATAGAGCAGTGACCACTGTGTTGGACCTAATCAACTTAGACAAGGATTAACAATGAGTGTATTTTCTGAGGAACAGGTAACCCCTGTAACACAGAGTCAACAAGAAATTACCAGTGAAGTGCCAACCAGCCCTTCCGTTCTAGGTGATCTTGTAGGAGACGGACGTAAGTTCAACGATGTAGAAGCGTTAGCAAAGGGAAAGCTAGAAGCTGACAGGTTCATCGAACAGATGAAACAAGAGAATGCTTCACTAAAAGCTGACCTAGAAAAACAAACATACAAACTTGGAGTTACAACTAAGATGGAAGAAATGGCCTCGGAACCCACAACCGAACTTCTTGATCCTAATAACAACATGAGTGGCACTTCGAATACAGCTAACACCCAGCCTAATTCGAGTGAAGCTAACATTGAGAGCCTAGTTGAACAGACCCTGATGAAACGAGAGCAACAAAGTGTTACTAAGAATAACATTGCTGTCGTAGAGGCGGAACTTGAAAAAGCTTACGGTACAGAAGCTGCTGCTACAGTGCAGCAAAAGGCTGCTGAACTAGGGCTATCGTTGTCAGAACTACAAGGTATGGCTGCTAAGTCACCTGCTGCTTTTATGCAGTTGCTTGGTCAACCAGCACCTAGACGTTCTCCAGTGATTCAAGGGAGCATTCGTACTGAAGGTTCTACAATGCAAGCATCCTCTGAAAAAGACTTTGGTTACTACCAGAGACTTCGTAGAGAAAACTCTAGTCAATACTATAAACCAACTACCCAACGGGAAATGATGGCAGATGCCGACCGTCTGGGCAGTAACTTTTACAAATAAAGGAATACGAAAATGGCTGGTAACACAGTAGCTACACTAGCACTAGCAAAACGTGCAGAGGTTTGGTCCGCCGAACTTAAAGAAATCTTGCGTGACGAACTGCAAGGTATGAAGTATGTAAACTGGTTGAGTGATTTCCCTGACGGTGACACATTCAAAATCCCATCGCTGGGTGACGCAACCATTGCTGACTATGCTGAAGATACAGCAGTGTCTTACACACCGATTGACGATGCACAGTTCACATTCACCATTACTGACTACCTTCAGTCCAGTAACTACATCACTAACAAAGCGATGCAGGATGTTTACTACGCCAATCAGATCATGTCTCAGTTTGTTCCACTTCAGGAACGTGCTTTGATGGAACGTCTGGAAACAGACATCATGAAGCTTGCACAGACTGGTCAAACAGCAGCTAACCCTAACGCAATCAATGGTGTTGCTCACCGTATGATTGGTTCAGGTACTGGTGGTGTTATTGCAGTTGAAGACTTCGCAAAAGCTCTTCGTGCATTGAAGACTGGTAAAGTACCACAGCGTAACCTCGTGGCTATCGTTGATCCATCTGTTGAATTTGAGATGAATACCCTCTCAGCTTTGACATCTGTATCTAACAACCCACGTTGGGAAGGTATCGTCAATACTGGTATCGCTTCTGGTATGTCCTTTGTTGCTAACATCTATGGTTTCGATGTCTATACATCTAACTACCTTGCAACAAAATCTTCAGAGACTATCAGTGGTTCTGCTGCTCCAGCTAACGCAATCAACAACTTGTTCTTCTCAGCTGACCAAGCTGTGTCGCCGTTTGTTGGTGCATGGCGTCAGATGCCAAACGTGGACACAGAGTACAACAAAGACTACCAGCGTACAGAGTTCGTTACTACTGCACGTTACGGTATGAAATTGTACCGTCCAGAGAACATGGTTTCTGTTCTTACAAAGCCAATGGCTTAAACTAAAATACAACGGGAGGGGAGAAATCTCCTCCTGTTACCACTTTTAACTTGACAACTATTTCACTTGTGTGTATAATAGTCTTAACAAGACCCCCCGCTAAGGATACTTAATATGGCTAACGTAGAACATTCATCCCTTACTGGTAGTGCCTTGCACGAACCTAAGGGTACATCTGCTGCTAACAGTGGAGAGACATACGTAGCTAATGGTTCTGGTAGTGGGGTATGGCAACCTATCCATAGACACCTAGCAGCTGCTACAGCCTTTAATTCATCTTCACCTTATGCTTACGCCTTAGATACAGACATAGCTGAGAAGTTCTTATCTCCTTCTATTAGTGCTTCTCTTGTATCAGGCTTTACAGTTGTTACATCTCCTAACCTAAGATTTAAATACGACGATGCTACAGGTCTTACAGGTCTTATAAATTTAACAATGTCATCTACTCAGGCTACAGGCCCAACAAAGAATGTAGAGTGGGCTTTGTTTAAGAATGGTACTGAGATTGTAGGATCACGAACAATCCGTAGTATTGCTACAGGTACTTGGGGTTCCATTAGTGTAACGGCTGTTACTTCCCTAGTACAGAATGACTACATTGAAATTAAAACTAAAGCAGATACAGATAATGTAGTTGTAAACTATGCTAACATCTATGCTTCTATTATTGGAATGAGTGCATAACATGAAAATGACTCTCCTTCAAATGGTCCAGAATATCTTGTCCGACATGGATTCGGAGGAGATCAATAGCATTTCAGATTCTAACGAAGCTGGACAGATTGCTGCGGTAGTAGAGAATACTTACTTCGCAATGATTGCTACTCGTGACATTCCTGAACACTCCCAGATAATTAAGCTTACATCTTTTTCTAGTTCCGTTAGACCTACTCACTTCTCTTTCCCTTCCCGTGTAAAGAATATTGAGTTCCTGGACTACAACGTAACTAAGGTTGTTGGTGGAGTAGACTACCAACGTCTTATCTACCTAGAGCCAGATGAGTTCTTTGCTTTGTCAGATGGTCGAGACAGTTTAGCTTCTAACATCTTGCAGGTTGATGACGTACAGGCAGATAGTATCTTGCTTATCCGTAATGACGTTATGCCTAGCTACTACACATCCTTTGATGATGAGAACGTAGTGCTTGATTCCTACATGGCTACTGTAGACGCAATCCTTACTTCTGCTAAGACGAGAGCTTACGGTATTAAGTACCCAACGTTTGACGCCTTTACAGATAGCTTCACCCCAGACTTAGATGATGTAATGTTTCCTTACTTCCTAGCAGAAGCAAAGTCTACAGCCATGTCCTTGTTTAAAACTGGTTCTGATCCTAAGATTGAGCAGACAGCTAGACGGCAGAAAGTGTACGTACAGAATGATTTGCACCGACTGAACGTAGGAAGGCCAAAGAATAACTATGGTAGACGTTAAGATAATCAAAAGTGAAGATGGTCAAGAGATCAAAGTACATAGTGATAAAACAGAGAAGGCCTTGGTAGTTTACAAACCTCAGGATGGTTTTAAGTTCTACTCAGTTAAATACGAAAATGGAGCACAAGTTCCTAGTGAGTTGAGTGGACAGTGGACAGGAATGGAAGGAGCTTTAAAGGCTGTAACTTCCCACCTAGCCCTAAAGAAACCTACACCTCGTAAAGCAGTTAATGACAGGTCTAAGGCTCGTAAGGCCGATAAGGAAAAACTAGATGCCTCAGAGCTTAATTCAGAGAACGGTTAATACCTTTGTCAAGGGTCTCATCACTGAGGCCTCTGAACTTACGTTCCCTGAAAATGCTTCAGTGGATGAACTTAACTGTGCTCTTGAACGTGATGGTACAAGACGTAGACGTAAGGCTGTTACTTTAGAGACAGGTGCAGTTACAAGTGGTGCAGTCATTCCTGAAGGTGCTGTGTTTCAGACATCTACTTGGTCCAATGTTGCAGGACAGACTAACCTAGAGTTTCTTGTAGTACAGAACGGTAAAGACATTACCTTCTATGAGAAAGCTTTAGACCCTCTTTCTGCTCAATTAGTAAGCAGTGCTTCTGTAGACCTTGATACCTATTCAGCAAGCAACAACCTTTCCCCTTCTGAAGAACGTATTCAGGTTACATCCCTGAATGGTGTTCTCGTTGTTGCATCTCCAGCTATTAACACAATCTACCTTGAGTATGATGCAGCAGGTTCTCCTAACAAGATTACAGCTACAGCTATTGCTTTTAAGGAGAGAGACTTTGAGTGGCAGGGTTCTGTTGCTGAAGTAACAGATGAGTACTTTGAAGACAAAACTTCTCCCTCTAACCAGAGAAAGTACGATACAGAGAACGTAGGCTGGATTGGTACAAAGGGTGCTGCTGCTCTAACAGCGTATGGAGCACCTAATACTTACCCTCCCTTGACTCACGCATGGTACTCAGGTAAGACTGCTGCTGGTGTTTTTAATAAAGCAGACTGGCAAGAAATCTACACAGGTTCATCACTAGCCTCCCACGGTCACTATGTACTAGATGTCTTTAACAAGGTTCGTACAAATAGTATCCCTACTGAAGTAGAGACAGGTAGATTCCGTAGTGTTGCAGCCTATGCTGGACGTATCTTCTATGCTGGTATTGACTCAGCTAAGAACGGTGGCAAGGTTTACTTCTCTAGGTTGACTGAAAACATTCGTGACATTGGTAACTGCTATCAGGTTAACGATCCCACATCTGAAATCATTGCTGACTTGTTGGACACTGACGGTGGTGTAGTAAGTATCCCAGATGCTCACAACATTCGTAAGTTGTACGTACTAGGTGCATCACTTATCGTGTTTGCTGAGAACGGTGTATGGTCTGTTGCTGGTGTAGACAACGTGTTTCGTGCTACAGAGTTTTCTATCACTCAGATTTCTGATGTAGGTATTGTTAACGAGAACACTTTTACAGTTGGTGGAGGCGTACCTATCTGGTGGGCCAAGACAGGCATCTACGCAATTCAAGCTGGTGAAGGTTTAAACACACCTACTGCTAACAACCTATCCCTTTCTACAATTCAGACTCTCTGGAATGAAATCCCTAACGAGAAGAAGGCCCAGGCTTTTGTTGAGTACGACCAAATCAACCAACGCATCTACTGGTTCTACCCTGACAAAAACGAGAGTATTGACTACAAGTACAACAACATTCTTGTACTAGACTTAGCCCTTCAAGCCTTCCACCCTTGGAAAGTAGCAGACGGGGCAGCTGGTCATTACATTGTAGGTACTTCTTACTTTAGTGGATTAGGTTCTACCTCTACAGAGACACAGGTTATTAACGGTGTCGATACAATCATTAACGGTTCTGACACTGTTGTAGCTACTCTCTACAGAGACTTTCTTCAGGGTGAGACTGAGATTAAGTTGCTC